CCGGTTTCCACGGGTGACTCGATCCTTGATGGCGTCGTCAACCCGAAACCCGTAAAAAAGTAAGCGTGTGGCCGGGCATCGCAGTCTGTTCACGAGTGAAATAGCCGAGCGTATCTGCGAAGAAGTCTCGACAGGCAGAAGCCTGCGCGATGTTTGCCGCGAGCTCGAAATAGGCGAATCAACCGTCCGTTGGTGGGTGATAGACGACAGGGGCGGTTTTGCTGCGCAGTACGCGCGAGCACGTGAACTGCAAATCGAGGCGATGGCTGATGAGATTCGTGAGATTGCCGACGACGGGCAAAACGACTGGATGACGATTCAGCGGGGCGGCAAGGATGTTGAGGTTCCAAACAGGGAGGTGCTGGAACGCTCGCGCCTTCGTGTGGACACCCGAAAATGGCTCATGTCAAAAGTCGCTCCAAAGCGGTATGGCGAGCGCACGCAGCTTGAGCACAGCGGGCCCGACGGCGGCCCGGTCCAACTCTCGTGGAAATCACGCTCGAATGATCCTAAACAGGATACTCAGGCTTGAACATTGTATTGGACTACACCCCCCGAAACGAAATCGTAGACCGGTTTCACGATAGGACCGAGCGCGTGTGCTGCTGGATCGCGCATCGGCGCTTCGGCAAGACGGTGGGCATTGCAAACGACGGGATCAGGCGCGTGACGCAGATTCCGATTGCGGGCCGCAATCACGCCCCGCCGCGGCTGGCCTGGATGTACCCGACGCGGGTGCGGGCAAAGGACATTGCCTGGTCCTACCTCAAGTATTACTCGCGGGCGATTCCTGGCGTGCGCCACATCGAAAGCGAGCTTGCGGTTGAGTTCGCTGACGGCCGGCGCTTCACGCTGTACGGCGCCGACGGGCACCGCGGCGTCGGGCAGTACCTGGACGGGATATACTACGATGAGCGCGACGACATACCGGACAAGGTGATCGTTGACCTGGCGCCGACCTTGACCGACTACAAGGGCTTCGAGGTGCACGCTGGGATGCTGCGCGGGCGCTACAAGCTGTGGAAGATGCGGGAGCGGACAATAAACGATGCGAGCGTCTTGAACCTGCTCGTGCGCGCCAGCGAGTCGCACGTCATACCGGACGAGGAACTTGCCATGCTCAAGGAGTCGATGGGCGCAGCGGCCTACGACATGCAGCTTGAGTGCAACCCGAATGCGGCAATTGCGAATGCCATCTACGGGATGCAGATGGACGCGGCGCGGCGCGAGAACCGGATAACGAAGGTCGCCGTTGACCGCACCGTGCCGCTGGACTTCTTCGCGGACATCGGACACTCGCTGAGCGGCGATGACTGGTCATGGTGGGGCGGCCAGACGCAGGGGCGAGACTACCTGTTCCAGCACTACCTGGCGCGCACCGGCCAGCACCCCAGCTGGTACGCGGCCCGCCTGATCGCGCTTTGGGATGCGGCCGGCGTAGCGCAGGGCACGGTTTACCTGCCGCACGATGGGGCGAGGCAGGACAGGCAGGGGCGCACGGCCAAGGACGATTTGGAGGCCGCAGGAATCAAGCGCGTCAAGATCGTCACGCGCCCGCCGAACATTTGGGACTCGATCAACAATGTGCGGGCGATCCTCCCGCGCTGCTTCTTCGACCAGGAGGGCTGCGGCGAAACGTGGATGATGGGCGAAATGGAGATGCCAAGCGGACTTGACTGCCTGGATTTCTACACGAAGAAGGAAGAGGCGACGACCGGGCTGATTAAGGATGTGCCCGTGCACAATCAGTACAGCCACGGGGCGGACGCGCTTCGGACCTTCGCGGAGGCGCTGACCCAGGGCATGCTCGAAGGCACGAGCGGGCCTGTGGAGGACATGCGGCGGCAGGAGATTTGCGTGCATAGGGACTTCCAGCCATATGCCAGCCAAAGCCCGTACAAGGTGAGGGTAAGGCGGGGATGAGCCCGCGAGATCGCATGGCGGCGCTCTACGCGGCCCACCCGCAGGAGTGCGCTTTCGAATACTACCTGGACTGGTACGACGCGAACGGCCACATCTTCGACACGCCGGAGTATTTCGTCGTCGGGCGGCCGGTGATGCGATTCGCGCCGACTGAGCTTATCTGCAACCTGTGGCCTTTCAGGCGGGAGGATTGCGACTGCTGGTACGTGATGATGCTGGCGGGAGACATGGGCGCGGCATGGGGCGCTCTCCCCTTCTGGCTGCCGTGGATGGCATTCGAGCGGATCAGGCCGGATGGAGGTAGGCGCTTGACATTCCTGAGAACGGGGGGCATGCAACGAATCACAACATGGCTGGCGGCGGCAAACTCAAATCGGCGTTGATAGACCCCTGGACGGTCTTGGGCATAAACAAGCACGCCACATCCGGGCAGGAAATACTCGACCCGCTGGGGCTGCGACAGTTCGCGGAGACTTGGGAGCCGAAGTCGATGAGAACGCCCGCGCCGTACCAGCCTCCGGCACCCGTGCAGAGCAGCCCAGGAACCACGACATCGACCGCGACGATCAAGGGGCCGTCGAGCGGGAGCATCGCCATGCTTGCGACTGGGTACAATCCGAACCAGAACACGGGGCCCGGCGTATGAGTTTCCTGATGCCTCAACGCATGCACTACTTCGGGGGCGGGGGAGCGGCCGTGCCGCCCGTGCAGCCTCCCGTGCCTCCTGTCACGCCTGACAACTCTGCCACGCTTGGCGTCCAGCAGAACCTTCGCAGGCAGCAGGCCAACCGCAAGAACCTGTCGAGCACGATCTACGCGGGGGCGACAGGCGGGTGGACGCCGACAATACCTGCCGCGCCGAGCGCGGGGGCGGGAGCGACGAAAACGGGGTAGCCCATGCCTGACGACTTTGGCCTCAAGCTCTGGAAGCTGTCGAGCGACCGCAAATCGGCGCGGATGGCGGTGTTCGACCCGACATGGCAGGATATTGCCGATTACTTCTTCCCGTCGCTGTCGAACATCAACACCGAGAAAACGGAAGGCACCGAGGACTGGACGCAGCGCGTGTACGACACAGGACCGATCCGCGCCGGCCGCAAGTGCTCGGTTGGCGTGCGAAACTGGGTGACGCCGAGCACCGACCCTTGGCTTGGGTTGCAGCCGCCGCCAAACCTCACAGGCCAGCAATCGAGCGCGCAGCCGCCCGCGGCGGGATCCGCGCGCCTGCGGCGAATCACGCAGGCGGTCGCCAGCACCGAGCAGCAGTCGGATGGGATGGACGACGCGACGCGCTGGACATCGGATGAGGCGGCCGGGATAACGCAAGACCTGCAATCGAGCAACTTTTACGCGACGATCCAGCCGTTCAACCGGGGGGCCTGCGTATTCGGAACGGCGCTCATGTACTGTGAGGAGGGCAAGAACGAGGCGCTGCGATTCGAGCAGTACAAGGTCGGCACGTTCACGGTGGCCGAGTCCGACCAGCGCACGGTCGATACGGTGGACCGATGGTTCAAGCTGTCGCTGCGACAGGCGGCGCAGAAGTGGGGGAAGGACAACCTGCCGAAGAAGCAGCGCGAGATGATCGACAAGGGCAAGTGGGACGCGAAATTCACCTACCTGCACCACGTCCTGCCAATGGAGGATTTTAAGGACATGGGCGGGGTGATCGAGGGCGACGAGGGGCTGGGGGCCAGCCAGATGGCCTTCGCGTCAGTCTGGCAGGACGACCAGACTAAGGAAGTCATCATGGTCGGCGGGTACGAGGAGATGCCGTACTTCTGCCTGCGCTGGGATTCGTGGGGCACGGATGACGTTTACGGGTACTCGCCCGCCTTCGAGACGCTGCCCGAGGCGCGGCAAATCAATTACATCACGCAGTTCTCGGATGCGCTCGTTGAGCGGATAGCCGACCCGCGCGTGCTCGTTCCCGACAACCTGACGGGCGAGGTGGATTACGCGGCCGCGGGCGTCACCGTGGTAAAGGCCGACGCCCTGGCGCGCGGCGAAGTGCCGAAGGAGTGGATGACTAGCGGCAGGGTCGAGGACGTTACGGCGATGATCGAGCGCAAGCAGAAGGCGATCGACGACGCCTTTTTCGTGGACGTGTTCACGGCGATTTCGCAATACTT